CAAGTCAAAGACCGTTTTGGTAAAACAAAATTTATGGGTGCATACAACAATCGTAATGTGCGCGGTGGAAGCTCAAAATCCATGCATGCTTATGGCAGAGCCTTTGATATTTCCGGATCTGCTTCAACAATGGCTAAGATTGCTGAGTGGGCTAGAACGCACATGAACAATCTTCAATACGCCATTTACAACCGCAAAATCGCTGGCCCCGGTATGGGTAAACCATGGCGTCATTACTCGGGACAAAATCCCCATTATGACCATGTTCATCTAGATTTCAAAGCACAATCAAGTGGTGGCGGCGGTTTAATTGGCAAGGCAGGAACCGGTGTAAAACGTTGGGCAGGAGTAGCTGCACAAGCGTTAAGAATGACAGGTCAGTATTCTAAATCTAATTTAGATAGATTGCTATACCAAATGCAAACAGAGTCAAATGGTAATCCTAGAAGTATAAATCTGTGGGATTCCAATGCTCGTCGTGGTACGCCGTCAAAAGGATTAATGCAGGTTAATTTATAGCCCCTTATACTAGCGATANNNCCGAAGCGTCAATCAAAGAAACGCTCGAACGACTGACAAGGTGCGACTCTCTGAGTTGATGATACAGTCTAGCCCCCTAATAAATATCGGGAAACCGAGGGTAGTAGCGTATTGATCCAACGTTCCGCAGTTATGCGATGAAAGGCTTTAACAAAAATATTTATGATCCAATGTCTAATATCCTTGCTTCTATTCGCTATTCATTGAGTAGATATGGAAGCCTAGCAAACGCATATAAAGGTCATGGATATAAGTACGGCGGTATTATTAAAAGTCCTGAATTAGCAGCATTAGCTGAGAATGGAAAACCAGAAGCCGTTGTTCCTTTAGTTGGTCGAGCAATGGACCCGTTTGCAGTAGGTGTAGCGCAAAAGTTAGGGGAAATCTTTAACTTAAACGTCACAGGTACAGAAAACGGCAGCCCATATGTTTTCCAAGTAAATCTTAATGGCAGACAGGTTGCGGAAGAAGTGTTTAAAGATATAGGAGAGTTGCAAAAACGTAGTGAAACACGTACAAAACGAGCTAGAGGGGAGGTTGAATTTTAATGTCATTCATGTTTAAAGGAATATCATCTGAGAATTATTTTGAAGTCGGAAAAATTCAACGTAGTTTATTGCCTCCTGTTTCAAGAAATACTGTACAAATTCCGGGCAGACCGGGGGAAATACATCAAAGCTCTAGTTTAGGTATGAGAAAGTTTGTAGTTCCTATAAGGATTAAAGAAGAAAATCAATTTTCTCTTAATGAAGCCATTCGGGTAATATCCGAGTGGCTTTATTCAGATAAACCCGAGGAGCTAGTTCTCACAAAAGAACCCTCTATTTATTACAATGCCTATCTTGAAGGCGATACGGATTTAGAGGAGATTGTTAAAGTCGGAAAAGGGACTATAAACTTTCTTGCACCAGATCCGTTAGGGTTTGACCGAATAGAGACAACAGGCGCATTGCTCAATGAGGCAAATAGTGTGAAAGTAGCAGGAACTTATAAGACGTTTCCCTATTTAAAATTCACATTAAAAAAAGATATTACGTTTTTATCCTATATTGGTCCCAATGATACGGATCAAGTTGTATTAGGAAGAGCTGTTGAAGTAGATAATCAAACAGCTGCACCGAAAGAAGAGCTTATTTTTGACGATGACATGGATAGTTTAACGGGCAACGGTTACAGCACGGGCGGAACCATTGTTGATGGGGGCATTGTAGCTGGAACCATGGTATCTACAAATCAAACCTTCACATATTCAGATATTGGCACAGGCACTAAATGGCATGGGCCTGCTGTAAAAAAAGGTCTTACTGAACCTTTGACTGATTGGAAGGTCGAGTGTTGGCTTAAATTCGATACAACCAAAGACCCGAAAATGATAGCGAGAACCGAGATTTATCTAATGGACGTAAACGGCGCCGTTATAGCAAAGTTTGCTTTGAAAGATATGTACAGGGATGTAGCAAACACTGTAACTGAATTTCGTGCCGGAGATATTACGACAGGACAATATATTATTAACTCTTGGGGCGGAAAACGTGGCGTCTATAACAACTTTTGGGGCTTATTATCCTTTAAACGAGTCGGGAAAGTGTATGAGTGTTATATTACCAAAATCGTTAACGGAAAGCATACAACACGTATGTTCAAGCGTTATACCGATTGGAAGAAAAAATACAGCACTCCTAAATTAGCACAAGTTGAGCTGCATGTCGCAGGAACAGGTACATCACCAGTACCAACCAACGACAGAATCAACTTTGACCGTTTGAAAGTATGGAAAATAAATACCTTAAACGAACCAACACAAGTTCCTTATATAGCTAGAGCTGGTGATGTTATAGAGGTCGACCATTACACGAAGCAAGTTTTGGTGAATGGTGAGCCAAGAAAAGATATTATTGATCCAATTTCTAAGTTATTTCCGATTCAAGGGAATAGCGCTATTAGCATTTATCCAAAAGATGCCGTTACAGCTGAGATTTCTTATAGAAGCAGGTGGCTTTAATGTATATTTTGGACAGAGATACGATTATTGGAGAGTTAGAGAACGATGGGAGCGGTGCGGCTAGTTTTTGGGATGACGTTATTGAGGAAAAGCTCAATGATGCGTACCTTACCCTTAACTTTAAAATGGACGCAAACCATGAAACGGCTTCTCTTATGGTAGGCGACAGACGTATTGTTGCACCTGCAGAAGACGGATCATTAATTATGTTCCGTATTGAAGAGGTTCAAGATAAAACTGAGCAAGACGGTACTCATTACAAAGAGATTTATGCCGAACATATAGCCCTAGAATTGCTAGGTAAAGTCATTCGTCCTCAAACTTATAGTGGGTATACTGCAGAACAATATTTTGGTTCAATCCTTGAAAATACAGCGTGGAAGCTCGGGGAAATTGAGTGGTCAGGAACTGGCGACGTAGTAATTGACGAATATATCAATGGAATTGAAGCAATTGTTAAAGGTCGTGAAGTCTTTGGCGGTGATTTACGCTACAGAGTCTCTTTTAATGGTCCCAAATTAGCAGATAGATATATTGATTTGCTTGAGAAACGCGGAGAAAACAGGGGCGACCAAGTAGAATATGGTCACAATATGGTTGATTTGACGCGTATTGAGGACACGAAAGAGTTATATACAGCTTTAATTGGTATCACCCAAAGTAACGATGAAAACGGCGGCTATATGACGTTTGCGGATGCTGTTGCAGACGATAAACCTGCTGGACAAGATTGGCTCGGGGATGATGATGCCTTACAACGCTATGGGTTAGAAGTGAACGGAACTTTGGCGCATTATTTTGGCGTCTATACTTATGATGGGCCACAAGAGCTCACGCCCAAAATGCTTCTTGATAAAACACGAGAAGTTTTAAAGGTAAAGAGTAAACCTAATTATACGTATGAAACAACAGCTAAAACGCTTGGAGAAATGACGGGATTAAGACCCGACGAATTTTCTTTAGGAGATACAATAACCGTTCAAAACTTAGATTTAGAACCTCCTTTATTAGTAGAAGCGCGCATTATTGAAGCAAAAATCCCTATTGAAAGGGAAGGTGATGCAGATTTTGTTATTGGCGAATATAAAGATATTTATAGTGAGCACCAATATGCCATTTTAAAGAGGTTACGAAACACCTATTTAAGAGAATCAGCTAAGTGGGCAGAAACGGGCGCTAAAGTAATCCGTTCTAATTATCCGCCCGATGATCCTTCTTCAATATGGATTGATACCAGCGGAGCAATTGATATAGTAAAAACCTTAAATCCAGAGACGGGTTTATGGGAAAAAGCTTCACCAACACTTGCAAACGAAATCCTTTATACAAATGGCTTTACGTTGGAAGATTTAAAGCCTGCACAAAAAGGTGCTGATATTACTTCCCTTAATACGGCGGCTGATACAAGTAAGGTTGCTGGGACTACTGCAAGCGCTGTTCGGGATAACGCTTCAAACGGCGCACAAGCGAACACAAAGATAAAGAATGACGTAGGTAGCGGAACACTTGAAAGTACCACAGGAAGCCAAAATAAAGCTAATTCAGCACAATCAAAAGCCGAATGGTATACCAGCATTCGAACAGGGGTTAACTTGATTGCAAATATCCTTGATTTAGCGCTACCTGCTCCTTATACGTGGGAAGTCGGAGATACGCCAGACGGAGTACCAGGTCCGTTAGTAAAAAAAGAGCATGTTGCTGGTGCAACTGTAAGTAATGCGAACCTTTTGTTTCCTACAATTAAAATTGATCCTAAAAAATCCTATCTTTTTGAAGTTCAAATTAAAGCAATGGATACCAATTCAAGCTATTGGATAGGGAGACGAGAGTATCTTGCGGATAAAGTGACAGAAAATCAAAGTGGTAATGGTCCAAACATGGTCAATAACCGAACTCCAACTGCTTCTGATGTGGGCGTTTGGAAAAAGCACTATGCCATTATCGCTCCACATAATTCAGGAATTGCAGATAGTCATACAGTAACAGATTCAGATTTAACGCCCGATACGGATTCTAAGTTTTTCAACGACAAAACAACCTATATCCGTCCGAAAGTGATTATTACTTATTCACCAAAAGACGCGTCAAAAGGCTCCGTCATGTATGCGACAAAGTTTTCTGTTACGGAAATTTCAAGTGATGATGCTGTTTATAATGCCATTGCTTCTAGTTCGAATACAGCCGAGCAAAATGCTAAGAATCACGCGGAAAGTGTAGCGGCTACTGTTGAGCAGCATGCCAAGGATTACGCCTCTGATGCAAATAATATAACGGTTGGAACACTATCAGCCGAGCGATTATACGGCGTTACAATTTCGGGTAAGAAAGCCTTCTTGGTTGACTTGGACGCAGGAAATATCACGAGTGGTTTCCTTAGCTTTAATATGGCAAAAGGCGGTGTGTTGCGTCTTGGTAGTATAACGGACGGAAATGGCGTCTTGCAGGTTTTGAGCGACACCGAAACCGTGATAGGGGAAATCAATGGATTGACGGGTGCATCATTCTCTACTGTTACAGCTGGGGATATTATTTCAGATAGTGTTGTTAAAAGAAACACAGCAAATTTAAGTTTTTTCGTTGACCCTATTAACGGCGATGATAACAATGCTGGGAACAACTGGACGTACCCATTAAAAACAATTCAAGAGGCAGTAAATAGGGTTCCAAAGTACAATGAAGGTTTAATTACTATTCAAACGCATTACAGTAATTCCACTAATATTACTGAGGAAGTCAAAATAGAAGGTTTTGTAGGTAAAGGCTCTTGGATTATTGATTTTCAACGGACTTCTAATACTCTTAATGGTTCTATCGCTATTTTACAATGCCAGCAAGAAGTCACAGTGAAGCGTGGAAGGTTTGTAGCGGCAGGAAACTATGGGTATTGTGTATATGCTTTGCAGTCAGTTTCTTTTACTGTAGATAGTTGTGTTATGTACTGCAAAGGCAGTATAGATTCGTATGGCGTATATGCAAATGGTTCATATGGACGCGTATTAAGTACAAAAGTTTACGATGCAAAGCCTGCAGCCATTTGCTCAGGGTATGGTTCTCAAGTTGAGGTTCGAGACTGTGATGGAACCGGAAATAATCGGGGGTTATGGGTGTTAGGACCATCAATTATTTCGGGACCAAAAGACGGCACAGCACCTGCAGGAACGGCTAATACTTTTTCTTCCGATGGAGGACAAATTACATCTAACTTTACATTTCCATCTTCTGCACCAACGGAAACGCCACCTGCACCAGATAAAACATTCACTTTTAGTGCTACAAATAGTGCAAGTTGGCGCGATACTTACGGTTGGAGATCGGATAATAAATATGTATACCAGGGCGAATGGTCAGGAGGAGGAAACCATAGAGG